TTCTTTAGTTTTTTTATCCTGCAAAAGTAGATCGATATATCCAACCATTTCATACCCGCCAATATTAAAACGCACCTCTTTTTCAATTCCCAAGACTTCATATTGGTCAAGAACGAGGTCGATATTATCTAGATATGCTAACCCTTTCTCGTAGTACATCTGGTAGATATCTACAAATTTATTTGGCGGAGCATCGCAAGTTATATACTTATCAAAATTTTCTTCGTAATATGTAGAAATTTCAAAGAGAGAGAGTTCTTCTTTTTCATACATTTCCAGTATTTTGTGCATCAGGCTGCCGAACTGCCCAAAGAAGTTCGGCACACCTTTTGTACATTCAAAATACTTAAGATACCATCCGTAAGGACATTGATGAAAAAGAGAAAGTCTACTATAAGACCAAACCATCGTGTCTATAATAAATCTATCTTCATTCATTCTTTACCTCTTTTATTTATCTGGAAATTCATCCCCAGGAGAACAATGCAACCTGTCAATATATGGAATTTGCTTTGTATACACCTTTTTATCCCAAGCATATCGCATATCGTATTCTGCATAGTCTGTGTAGAATCTTCGCGATGTCAAGTCATACCAAAGTCCTAACTGAAAATCTGCTTTTCCTAAAAGCCTATCCTTCATAATAGTTAGTACTACATCATATTTGCACCATTTTGATCTAGGATCTTCTTGTTCTTTCTTAGAAACACGACGTAGCCCTATTGATCTCATTGCCAAGTTAATAATGTTGGATGTACCAGAAATATCGTACATTGAAATATCTGAATTGTTATCCTGGGTTTTTCGCGGATGTGCGATTAAGACAACTGCCACATTGAATTTAGCAGCAAATTTAATAAGGGCGTTTACCAGATTTGTTTGTGCGGTATTTTTATCATCATCAGAACAATTCAAATCAATCATCATAAGATTGTCCAAAACAATCAGTTTGCATCCAAATTTTCTTACGCATTCTTCTGCCGACGTCATTATAGAATTTACGTCATTAGGCTCATCATCCCTATAAATGAACAATTTCTTACTATAAAAGGTCTGTAATTCTTTTTTTACTTCCTGTGGAACTACATAATATTTTTTCCCCTCGCGACTTTCTCTTTGTTCCATATTACGTCGTCCAGCAATAATAGTGTTAAACCAGTTCGCAGACATTCTTTCCGGCATTTCTTTTGAGAATAAAAATACTGGATTTCCGTCATCAATTGTCTGAGCAATCGTCTGATCTATAATACTAGTTTTACCAGATCCGGGGCGACCCGATAGAATGGTTAGTGTACCATAGAAAATTTTGAGAAGTTCATTATCTAATGGTTTAATACCTGTTCTTACACCTTCCATATCGCCAATGTTTAATTCTTCAATTTCTGAATAATCAACTACGCTTTTTACCGGTACATCTTTTGCGTCAGCTATCAGCTTAATGATATATTCTTTCCCGCCAATCTGTAAACAATCATTCGCATCTTTTAAAGGAATCCTTCTTCCATTTTCTTTTTCGTAAAAACTAGGAGTAATTATGTATTTTGTTCGCCAAGTCCCAAGTCTATAAATACTTTCTTTTCGCATTTTCTCACCGGCATCATCATTGTCAGACCAAATAATAATTGAATCAAACATATTCAGCCAATCCCAATTTTCTTCAATCCAATGCAAATTTCCGGCGCCGAGTGGTACGCTTACAACATTAAAATACCCCGCTTCCACTACGCTTGCGCAATCAGTCTCACCCTCCACAATAAGTAACGGCTTGGAATTATTTACGCGGTTCATGTTGAAAAGTAAAGGTGTAGTGTCGGCTCCTTTTTGACACCATGTTTTGACTTGTCCAGATGATTTATCTATGGTATGAGCAGGACGATATTTAACCATCGTTAAAACATCGTTCGTATCGTAATAATTGAATACTCCATTACCATGAGAATCTTCTCGAACATCCAGATAATCCAAAACATTTTTTGAAATCCCACGTTTACCCCAATATGCGATAACGTTTGGCTTATCATTTAAAGGTTCCTCATGTGGATACTTATAATCTCTTTTTGTCTTAACATTCTGTTCACCATAGCTATATTCTATTCCGGCTTCTTCGAATAAATACTTCGTCGCCTCAAGAAAAGTTTCGCCTTGCTCCATCAGGACATCGATAATATCAACTGTTTTATTACAAGAGAAGCAATGCATTGAATAATTTTTTCGGTTGTAAATAAAGCTTGGTGTTTTTTCACTATGATATGGGCAACAAGCTTTTAAATTCCTGGTATCGAAATCATCTAACCCCAGTAAGTCTGCCATTAAAAATGCATTTTTATCTCCTAGTTTTTCTTTTGCTTTTTCTATATCTTTCTTGTCAATTATCAAATGCCCGCACCATCCTATTTAAATACTTTCTCCCAGAAAAGCCGCCTTAATCCGTACAGGATCTGCACAGGCTTATCGCTGTAATAATCCTTAGAATTTTGAATATTTCTTAAAATAAATTCTGTCGGAATCTTATTTTTAAAAACTAAAGTGTTAATTGTCCGCGCTGCTATAGGATATAACGATTTATCCGAAACACATGCCATATATGCTTGCACACAGTCATTTATTTCTTGTTTCATAACCGCACAATCCCAATGATAATGCTGCTTCCTGATTACCACGGCCTCTGATTCTTTAACCATTTGGCCGTGGTGTAAGCAGTGTTTGTATGCGCAGACATATTCTTTATCTGCCATCATACATTATCCTTTATCAATCAAACGGAAGTTCTTCTCCGATTTCGCCATCAGGAACATTCACAAAATCAGAGTTTTTTGCATTTGCCGGGGTCATATCCGGAGCATTTCCGGAAGAAGATGCTTTACTCTCTGCGAACTCCTGATCTTCCACAATAACATCCGTTGTATATACTCGTTGTCCATCTTTGTTCGTATAATTTCCAGTCTGAATACGACCAGTCACAACTACTTTAGTGCCTTTATGTAAATATTTCTCGGCAAATTCGCCAGATTTTCCGAATGCGACACACGGAATGAAATCCGTGTTTCCTTCGTTATTTTCACCATTTTTGTGCCCAAAACGGCGGTCTACAGCAAGGTTATATCGTGCAATACTTGTTGATCCATCACTACTCTGACGAATCTCCGGATCTTTTGTCAATCTACCCATTAAAATCACTTTGTTCATCTATCAAATTCCTCCATATATTAAGATTCCTGCGGTTTCACGCCTTTAAGATCAGTTAAAAGTTTGTTTGCGGTTTCAATATCACGAATAGCATTGGGATTTCCGCTAGAAACATAAGACTTTAAGGTACTCATCACGTCTGCATTTTTTGTGCCACCTAAAGAACTACAAAGAGTGATAATCTCCTTTTTGATGTTTTTCAGTGTCTCTTCCGGATCCTCTGTTACAGATTCATATTTCGGAGTTTCAGGCTTCGGGGCCGGAGCATCGCCCTTATTAGCCCATCCATAAAGTTTAATTCCATCCTCTCTTGTAAGCACATCGTATTTATTATCAAATAGATGTGTGTTATCCTTGTCGGCAGAAGCAATATGGGTGTCCTGTGCAAGTGTTAAAGACACGGTAAATTCATAAGAAATGTCTTTATCCTGCTGCTGTCCCATTCCAACTTTTTTGGGAACTTTTTTACCGTCCTTCTCTTCAAGCACCCATTCATCTTTACCTCGTGCTGTAGCGATAATATGGATCGGACTGTAAAGTACTTTCTCCATAAATTTGTGATGACGCGGCTTTAATTTGCCCCAGTTCTGAAAACTATTTCCTGGCATTTTGTCATGAAATTCGTTCAGCCATTTCCATTCATGGCTCATGCTATCAATAATAAGAACTTTATAACCAGCCTTAATTGCTTCATCGATAGCATTCATATATTTCTCACACTCAAACGGCTCTTCAACCTCTAAAAGATCATAGCTGAATTCGTCCGCATAGTATTTGTTTCGAGAACCTTCCGTGCCAATATAGGCCACATCGCTGCCGCATGCTTTTGCAATTCCTTCGGCAAGCATTAAGGCGCTATAACTCTTTCCGCATCCAGAAGGACCATTTAAAAGCACCTTCAGCCATACCTGTTCTCTTTTCGCTTTTTTAAATCCCATATAAAACCTCCTAAATAATTAAAAACTATCTATATAAACACCCTAGGGAGAGTGGAACATAAAGGAAATCTATGATAAACTCTATATTCACGGTGATTTATGGTATAAGAAACCAAAGGTATGCCACTACCCACCTTCGAAGCATATTGAATTGTTACAGGATATAACTAGAATCAGAACGATTCAGTTCACAAGAAATTATCTTTCGTAGTAAAGCTTTGATGTATATTCTTCGATTTCCTCGCCGTGCGACTCCAAACATTGCATAATTTTATTAATTAAGACAATCTCATCACTATCAACCCCATATTCTTCTGGATTGAAATTTTCCTTAAATTCTTCGTTAGGAATATAAGCAAACTTACCCAACGGCTCATACATAATAGGAGTCTCCTGTTTTGGAGAGTTTAACAATTGTTCTGTATCACAATCTAAGACTACTTTAACAGAAAAAGGTTCAATAATAATTTTCAAACTATGCAACTTATCGTCGGCTACAATATTAAGCAACTCTTTTAATAATTCGTCCACTATATTTTTTATACTCCTTTCATCTTATATTTAATGTGTTATCTCCAAAAATAACACGATAGTGCATATGCTATATATATTCTGATTGCAGATCCAGCCGCTACCGCGATCCCGTTTAGTAAAAGATTCTCTTCCTTGATTATTTCCTTCATCTGAAAATACACATATCCAACAGTATCAATACAAAACGTAAAATATGCAACGACCTGAACAATTGTAACGAAAATACTTATCACCGCTCCCATCTCGAACATTCTACATAATCCGGAAATATCTCATGATTTTCAAATTTTTCATATTCTGTTATTCCGTTTTCGTGATCGATCATCCAATTGATAAGCTCGTGAATTACCTCATCAAATTTACTGGTGTCCATTATATAGCCACATTCGTATTTAACTCTTTTATCATCTCGAATACACATCGAAACTGATGGATATAAGTTATATGGCGGATATTTAACAGCGAATAAATCAATATGCGGATTTCCTATAAACCCTTTCGGCTTATCGAAAAATATATCAGACTGAACGTGTAAAAGCTTATCGGACGCTTTTTCTATTTTCATATCGATCACCTCTATTTAAGTTATACTCTTTTTATGTTTCAATCTATTCGTTATTTTCCCTAATCAATTTTTCGACATACTCACGACCTTCGCCTTTAAAAATGGGAATCTCTCTGTCAATAACCCAACCATTCTCATCCTTTATACAACAACTTCCTCGTTTTTCATCGGCTGCAAACTCATTCCAGTTAATTCCCTTTTCCGTCATGAGCATATCTTGAATCTGTTTACAGGATTTATTTTGTAGTTCTCTGTGTGAAAAATTCGCTCGTCCAACCATCTGAATCGAATTTCTGGTTGCATCCAATTGCCTCCAGTAAATCAGATTTGCAACTTCCTCTTTAGGCACATTAAAACATCGAGCATCAAATAAAGCGCCTTTTTCTTCCGCTTTAAGTATTACTTTCTGTACATATATAAACTCATCTTCTTTTAAATCCGTATCACATATAAGCTCCCGAGTCAGATTACTAAACTCTCTGTTAAAAGCTAATGTAGCTATACTTGCTGCAATACTACACATTTTCTGAACTTCATAATCAAACCACGCCTGAGACGTGAGTTTTTTATAATCAGTTAAAATAAGAGTAATCTCGTCTGACTGTGTATATCCAAGAACGCATCCCTGGATATTTTCACACAAAGCTTTCATCGTTTTCTGCATACAGTCCATAAGATAACGATCGAATGGTTTCTTAAATCCTCTTGTAAAAGTATGAAATGCTTTTCCGTCAATTCGAATTACCACCGGAACTCTCCGGATTAGTTTCGTTTTCGGAATTTGTTCATAATAAGTCTTCATTCGAATACCTAAATCATCATGTACTGGCATTTATCTCACCCTCCATCTCTTTTTTATATCTTCTACGGGTTTGCCGACGATTAGCACGCTTTACTTGCGCCCATGCATGTGGGGTATTTCTACACCAACATGCATATTTTCTGTCAAATTTGTCTTCAAATGACATTTTTTTATATCTTGCCTTATGCATAAAATCACGCCTTTTCTGTAACTACCATCGCATATCCATATATTTTGAAAACGTTGGAAATTTATTTTCAAAATCCCTAATATATTTATATCTTGCTGATTTTTCGCCGGAAAGTAATCCGAATTCTCTTAATGTTGTACGTTTGAAAAAACTCGGCTGATTGCCCCATGCTGCCATCGTT